CGAAGCAGATCCGCGACTGGACTAGGATGGTCAAGGGCATCACCATGAAGCCAAGAGCGGCGGAGATGCCCAGGAAGGAGGACGCCATGGCAATGGCAGGCATGGAATTTGATGTGTCGGCGGAAAACGTGAAGGGGACGACATTCGACGGGCCCGCTTCGCCCGAGGCCGACCGGGCCCCTGTCCCCGAGGTCGACCGCTGGGAGCCGCGCTATGGCATCACCCAGCGGGAGTGGCTGGAGCGGCACATGACGGTGGACCGGTACCGCCAGGCCAAAGAGGCCGGCGAGAGCGACCGCGCGATCATGGAGCGGATTCGGATATCGTCGGCCATTTTCGCCGTATGGAAGGATCGGCACCGGGCGCTCCTCGATGCGGAGGTTCCCGGAAACGGGTCGGTGACCGCTCCGACCAGCCCGGGCGCACCCTGCGCCACGTCGATATCCGGACCCTCTCCCGACGGGGCGCCAGAATTAAGCCAGGGGCGCCGGCTGGATGCTGTGAGCGGCGAACTGCGCGCCGAAATACGCCGGCTGGTCGAGGAAGAGGTTTCGCGCGCCGTCCTGGATCTCCGCGCCGAGCTTTCCGAGTTGCGGGCCCTCCTCAAGGGTCACCGTCACAAGGTGCTGATGCAGTACATGTCGGACGAGCCGATTATGAGCCCCGTTAACGAGTTGAACAATCGGCGCACCGGGAGCGGAGAAAAATGACCCGGCTATCGGATGCCGAGGCCAGACGCTTGGGGCTTCTGTCTCCTGGAAAACCGGTTCGGTGCCGGGAGGGGCGGGCGAAGGGGCCATCCGAGGCCGATATCCTGCGGGCGGCGAGGGACTACCTGCGGGCCACCGGCTGGTACGTGGTGCGAATTCAGCAGGGGCTCGGGTGCCACAAGGGCATCGCCGACCTGTACGCGATACGCAACGGCGTGCAGGTTTGGATCGAGACCAAGACCGCTCACGGCAGGCTGTCGGAGCACCAGGAGCGATTTCGCGACGAGATCGAGGTCCACGGCGGGCGGTACATGGTGGTTAGGGGCGTGGAGGACGTGCTGAATCTTGATGGCAGGTGATGGCCGGTATGTCGAAACCTCTGGGTTTGCGCGCTCCCACGGTTATGATCCCCTCTCATGCCTGGGAGCGTTTGCAGGAACGCTGGACAGGCCCGGGTGCCGCGCCCAGGCGCACCCAGGTCAAAGCGCGGATTCGACGTAAATTGCAGGCGCAACTCATGAGCACCAAGACCGTTTATTCGGAAAACGGCTATCTGAAAACAGAGATCATGGTGTACGGCCTGCGGGCCGTGCTGGCCCTGGGAGCGACTGGCGCGTGGATCGTAACGACGTTTTTGAAGGAGTGGGGAGATTGACCAAACAGGAAGCTCGTCGCGTGCATGCGTGGCTGCATTCGATCCGCAGGACCGAGCGGGCCCTGGAGAACCTTCGTGTGGCGCTCGACGATCTCGAAACGCGGTACGCCTCGCCGCCCACGTGGATGCGGAGCCTGAAGGAGGTTACCGTGACCGAATCCGCGGTGGACACCTCCAAGCAAGAGGCGTGGGCGGCCTTTCTGGAGGAGTACCCGGCGCGGAAGTCGTTTCTCCAGGACGTTATCCGTCAGCACGAGCGGAAGTTGGAGGCTTGGCGCGACACTCTGGAGGATCTGCGCCGGGAAGACCCTCTGGCGGCGGCGGTCGTCAAGGACGTTTTCTATTTCCGAATTCGACCATATGAGGCAGTTTGGAGGCGTGAAGCCGTGTCGAACACAACCTTCTACCGCGCGCTCAATTTTGGCATGAAATTTTTCTTCGAGACGTTGCCGCACTTGTTCGCGTGGGAAAATCGTGAAAAAATCGTGAAAAAATCTTGATAGTGATTTCCGGCCTTTCCTGTGGTATCATGGAAAATGGGAATTCAGGTAGACGGGCCGTCGCCAAAATGGTGGCGGCCATTGTGTTTCCCGGGAAGATGTGTAGCGAACGGGAAGGTGGTGACCGTGGGCAGGCCGGCGAAGCACGACTGGGCGCATCTGCATCGAGAGTATCTTGAGCGCCGGGACGCCGGTCGTTACGGTTCACTTGCGGCGTTTGCCCAGGAGAAGGGATTGCATCCCATGGCCGTGAGCCGGGAGTTCAGACGGCTGGCCAACGGCGAACCGCCGAGGGGGCAAAAGCCACCGAAGCCGCCGAAGGTGAAGGACAAAACAAGCAAAACAAAACATAAGCCAATCGAATTGGCGAAAAAAGATAACGAAACAAAACCCGGGGGATCAAAGCAGAAACGGTCGTCCCAGGTGGAACCGTTTCTTGACAAGTCGGGCCGCAAGCTATGCGGCGCCCGGACACGGGCAACCGGAGGCTCGCCGTGCCGTCGGCCGGCCGGATGGGGGACGGACCATCCGGGAAGCGGGCGGTGCAAGCTCCACGGCGGCTGCGCCGGACCGCCCGGAAATCAGCACACATTGAAACACGGCCTCTACGCCCAGGTGATCCGGGAGCGGCTGACTCCGCAGGAACAGGCGGTGTACGACGCCATCCCGTTCGACCAGGACCTGTGGGAGGAACTGCGCATCATCCGGTTTAAGATTTTGCGCTTGCTTGAACCGGTCGAGCGCGAGGCGGCTTTCGGCACGGACGCCGGCGTCGAGATCGTCACGCTCAAAGTGGACGAGGTGACCAAGGCCGACGTGATTCGCAAGCTTGTTGCCGAAGCCCGGGCAATAATCAAGGATCTGAAGGACACCGGCCAAGACGACGGCAGCCTGGACGACCTTTTGAAGGCCCTCGCGGCCAGCCGGAAAGCGGTGGAATCCCGTGGTTAAGTGGGGCCTGTTCTCCCGTAAAGGGCTTGAATCGCTGGCCGGAAGCACCGCGCGCCTGAACATCTGGGAAGGCAGCGTCCGGTCCGGCAAGACCGTCTGCTCGATAGTCCGTTGGCTTGAGTATGTGAGGAGGGGTCCTCCGGGAGACCTTCTCATGAGCGGCAAAACGGAACGCACATTGAAACGAAATATTTTGGATCCCATTGCCGAAATCGTGGGGCACCGGCGATTCGCCTACAACCGCGGTCTCGGGGAGTTAATGTTGTGCGGTCGTCGAGCGTACGTGACGGGTGCCAACGACGAGCGGTCGGAGGGAAAGATACGCGGGCTCACGCTGGCCGGTGCGTATGGCGACGAATTGTCGCTGTGGCCCGAGTCGTATTTCAAGATGCTCCTCTCCCGGCTGTCGGTGGCGGGGGCCCGGTTCTTCGGTACCACCAACCCCGACTTCCCCACCCACTGGCTGAAAGTCGAGTACCTGGACAACCCGGGCCTGGACCTGTCGGTATGGCACTTCACCCTGGACGACAATCCCAACCTCGATCCGGCGTACGTCGCCGCCCTCAAGAGCGAATACACCGGAGTCTGGTATCAGCGATACATTCAGGGCCTCTGGGTCGCCGCTGAAGGTGCCATCTATAAGGACGCCTGGAGCGACGAGGAAAACCTGTTCGACGACGACACTCCCGGCCTGGACCAGGACATGCGCATCCGCGCCGCAAACCGTCGGTATATCGCCGTGGACTACGGCACCGCCAACCCGATGGTGTACTTGGATATCATCGACGACGGGCGTGCGCTGTGGGTGGTCAACGAGTATTACTACGACAGCCGGAAAACAGGCGTCGAGAAGACGGACGGCCAATACGCCGACGATCTGCAAGCGTTCATCGCCGAGGCCGGCCAGCACGGCATTGCGCCCGCGGCCATCATCGTGGACCCCTCCGCGGCCAGCTTCAAGGCCGAATTGTCCAGACGGCGGCTGTTCACCAGGGATCTGGGCGAAACGGTCAATGCCGACAACGAAGTGCTGGACGGCATTCGGATGGTGAGCACCATGCTTCATCGGCGGCTGATCCGCGTGCATAAAACCCGCTGTCCGATGCTCCACAAGGAACTGACCAGTTATGTCTGGGACGATAAGTGGATTCAAAAGGGCGGCAAGGAACGGCCTGTAAAGATCAACGATCATACATGTGACGCCCTCAGATACCTCGTGCGTACCGTAATTCATCCGAGGAGGTTGACCGCATGACGCAGACAGCAGCGCAGGCAACGACAACCTCCCGTGGCAAGGTTTCCACCACCGACGCCTTTCAGAACGCCCTGGCCCGACTGGGGTGGGGCATGCCGTCTTTCCTGGAGAGCACGGCTTATCCGCTGACGCGGCTGACGAAGAACTACCAGCTGATGAACGCGCTGTACCGGGACAACTGGATCGTCGGACGCATAATCGACGTGATTCCGGAGGACATGTGCAAGAACTGGTATCAGATCAGCAGCCAGCTGAGGCCCGACCTGATAGAGCGGTTGACCAAAGTCGAACGCCGCGCTCAGGTGAAGGCTCGCGTGCTCCAAGGACTGAAATGGGGCCGACTTTACGGTGGCGCGGCCGGTCTCCTGATGATCGACGGCCACGAGCATATCGTGGATGAGCCGCTGGACCTGGACACGGTGATGCCCGGCGCGTTCAAGGGCATCATGGTGATGGACCGGTGGAGCGGCGTGTATCCCGAGAGCGAACTGGTCAGCGACATCGGCGATCCGGATTTCAACACGCCGGCGTACTACCAGGTGCGTAACAACGCGACGTCCGAAGTGTACCGGGTGCATCACAGCCGCATTCTGCGGTTTACCGGCTACGAGCTCCCTTACTGGGAGGCCCAGGCCGAGGTGTATTGGGGCGGCTCGATCATTGAGCGCGTCTATGAGGAACTGCGCAAGCGCGACAACACCAGCTACAACATCGCCAACCTGGTATTCCGGGCCAACCTGCTGGTGCGCGGGATAAAGGACCTCGACCAGATGCTGGCAACAGCGCCGACCCAGGCGCAACAGGAAGTGTATAACACCGTCCAGGCCGCGAACTGGGCGATGAACAACTTCTCGATGTACGTGATCGACACGCAGGATACGTTTGACGTCAAGCAGACGACCTTCGCCGGTCTGGCCGAGGTGTACGAAAATTTCATGATGGACTTATCTGGGGCGGCCGAGATCCCGGTCACGAAGCTGTTCGGCCGCAGCCCGGCCGGTCTGAACGCTACGGGCGAAAGCGACCTGCAGAACTACTACGACATGATAGAGAGCCGGCAGGAATCTCACCTACGGCCTGTCTTGGACAAGGTAATCCCGGTCCTGTTTGTGAGCGAATTGGGGGCGATCCCCGACGACTGGGGCTACGACTTCCTGCCGGTGCGGCGTCCATCAAATCAGGAGCGGTCGGACCTGGCCGCCAAGGTCGTGGAGTCGGTGGTGCAGGTGTTCAACGCCGGCCTGATCAGCCAACAAACGGCACTGAAGGAACTGCGCCAGCAGGAGCCAGTCACCGGTATGTGGAGCAACATCACCGATGACGACATTGCGCGGGCCGACGATCGGACGCAGCCAGCCGGGGAAATAGCATCGGATCTGAGCGCGCTGGGTGCTCTTGGCGCGCTGTCACCGTCGCAGAATCGAAGCGACGAGGCTGGCACGGAGGCGGGTGAATCATTAAGTGGCGGCGATACGAAAGAGTCTCTGGCAGCCGCGTCCGGCCGTTGAGTGGGGATATTTCCGGGCCCTGGTCTACCTCGTGGATCAGATAGAGGGAATGGTTCACCCGGGCAGCGACCCGGGCGCCGTGGTGAAACTGCTAAGGCAAGTGTTCGACGCGCCGTGGCTCCGGAGGTACGCGGAGGAGACGGCGCGACGGATGATCACCCACCTCCTGACGGACACAGGGCGAACATGGCGCGAGGCGGCCCGTCATTCAAGCCAGGGACGCGCGATCTACGTCCTGCTTCAACGGGAGATGCACGGGCCGGTTGGCGCGGCGGTGGCGGCCATGGTCGAGGAGAACGCTCGACTCATTCGCACGCTGCCGCTGGACATTGCGCAGACGGTGACGGACTACGTGGCCCGTGAGCAGCAGAAGGGACGCCGCGCAGCGGACATTGCGGCTGACCTGCGGCGCATCTTCCCGGAGCGTAGCCGGGCCAGCGCGCAACTCATAGCCAGGACCGAGGTGTCGAAGGCCACCACGGCGCTTACCCGCGCACGGTCGGAGGAGTTGGGCATCGGATGGTACGAGTGGATTACCAGCGAGGATGCCCGGGTCCGTGACTCGCACCGGCTGATGGACCGCGTGCTCGTTGCATGGGACGATCCTCCGAGGCCCGAGGCACTGCTGCCCCCCGCGCAAAGGCCGAAGGTAATCCCGGGGCCCTACCACGCCGGGAACATATACAACTGCCGCTGTTTTCCGGCCCCGCTGATCGACGCGACCCGGCTGAAATGGCCGCACAAGGTCTACACGGGCGGCAGGATTGTCACCCTCACCCTGTCGGAATTTCGGCGGCTCGCCGCTTAGAAGGGAGTGATACTCATTCATGCCTCTGGACCTGAATTTCCATAATAAGGAAGCCTACCAGAAGTGGTTGGCCTACGGCCACATGCACGGCGTTATGCACGGCGGCCACCAGCCGGTCAAAATCGCCGGCCAGGCCCATCACGTGAAGCACAAAGACGATGCGGCGCCGGCGCATTGCGGGACGGACTCGATCCTGGAGCATCCCGCATCCGGCAGCCGCGGGCGCTGAGAAATTCCTGCTGAAAGAGGTGGTGGTGTAAGACGAGAGCGTATTACGGGTCCCGCATCAGCCCCCACATGACCAAGACCCCGGAGGGTTACCTGATCGCCCATGACGTGCCCATCGCCCGCACCGGCTGGCAGGAATACCTGCGCCGGGAATTGGGACTGACCGACGATCCCGAGGGGCGAGCAATGGTCTACCGGGCTCCGGAGGAAGTGTTCCATCCGGCGGCCATGGCCAGTTTCGAGGGAAAGTCGGTCACGGACGAACATCCCAGTGAGTCCGTGGGCCCCCACAACTATGCCGCATACGAGAGAGGCATCGTGACGAACGTGCGGCGCGGGTCCGACGACGAGTCGGACCTTTTGCTTGCCGACCTGATCATCAAAGATCCACGGCTAATAAGCGACATCGAGCACGATAACAAGCGCGAGGTGTCCTGCGGATACGACTGCCAGTACGAGCCCCTGGAGGATGGCCGGTACGCGCAGAAAAACATCCGCGGCAATCACGTGGCGGTGGTTTCCGCCGGGCGGGCCGGGGACCGCGTGGCGATCAAGGACGAAAAACCAGTCGAGGCGGCCGGAAGGCCGCCGGAAAGGAGAAAGCCAGTGAAGATTGACCGTACGACCCTGATTGGCAAGATCCTGGCGACTTTCGCCAAGGACGCCGAGCCGGAAGAGGTAGCCGAGGCTTCTAAGCTCCTGCACAGCGAGGCCGACCGGCGTAGCCGCGACGCCGAGGAAGAGCGGCGCCGCGAGGAGGAGGACCGCAAGACGCGGGACGAGGAACGCCGCCGCGAGGAGGACGCCAGGAAAGCCAAGGACGAGGAGCGGCGCCGCGAGGAGGAGGACCGCAAGGCCAAGGACCGTGGCACCAAGGACGCGGATGGCGAACCCACGCTGGCCGACGTTCTCAAGGCCATCACGGAACTCGCGGCCCGGATCAAGGGGCAGGAGGAGCCCGAGGACGAGTTCGACGCCCTGGAGAAGGCCCTGGAGAAGGGCGACGAGACGGGCGAGGAATCGCGCACCATCGAGCCGGAGAAGATCGGCGACGAGGCCAACCTGGAGCCCGACAAGAGGCCGATCACCCCTCCCGGGGCCGACAGCAAGGCGGCTGTGCTGGCCGGCATCCGTGCGGTGAAGCCGATTATTGCAATGCTGCCGGAGTCGCAGCGTAAAGCGGCCAAGGACGCCGCGCTCAAGGCGTTCAAGGAGCAGCTGGGTACGCCGCCCGACGGCCAGAACGCTTACGCCGGTATCCTGCGTGCCGTCCAGAACAACACGCGCACCCAGGACAGCAAGCTGACCCCGGAGGAAGAGGACCCGCGCGAGATCGGCCGCCGCTGGGCCAGGGAATTCAACCCGCGCAAGCGGAAGGAGGGAGCCAGGTAAATGCCCGGACAGGTTATTGGCACTCAGCTTAATCTGGGATATCCCGGGAATTACGCCCGGGAGTCCAACAAACTCATCCATGCGCGCATTGTTCGGCCCACCGACACCACGAACGTCAATTTCGGTGATCCCGTGGTACTCAACGCCGACAACACGGTGAGCCGGTTTTCTTCGGTGCAGACCACCCTGGCTGCGGCGCTGACCTCCGGCACGGCTTACACGGCCCTTTCGGTGGCGGCCCTCCCGGCCCCCATCGCCGCTGGCCAGCAGATAGTCATCGGCTCCGGCAGCACCACGCAGGCGGTAGTCGCCAGCGCGGCAGCTGCGGCCGGTGCCACGAGCATCAGCGTCGTCTCGTTCGTAGCCAATGCTGGTTATGCCATTGGTGTGGCGGTCGTCGCCTCCACGGTGCTGCAGTTTCTCGGCATCGCGGTGCGGGAGGTCAAGCAGGCGTCGCAGTATCCCGCCCAGGGGTATCCGTACCTGCCCGGACAGCCGTGCGATGTCCTGGAAGAAGGCGACGTAACGGTGGTCTGTAACGAGGGGACGCCCACGGCGGGCGGTCTGGTCTACGTGGTCACCGTGGCCGGCACCAACTCCGGTGTGGGGGCCATCGTGGCCACTCCGACGCCGGCCGGTTTGGGGGCGGCGGCGGTTCCCCTGCCGAACGCCAACTGGTCGACCGGTCAACTGGACGCCAACAACGTTGCGGAAATCGCCATCCGCTACCGTAACCTGTAAGTCGGCGGGAAAGGAGATAGGGAATTGACTAACCTGCAAATGTTCCCCGTGTTGAACGAGCGCGGCCAGATGGTCGGCTCGAAGTCGTTCCCCATGGTGCGAGACTTCGATTCCGCCGTGCGCATGGGCGGCGGCGGCGCGGTCCTGGTCATGGACGCCGCCATCGCCGGCGGCCTCGCGTTCCTCAACGGCGAATTGGAGAAACGCGACCCGAAAGTCCGCGAACCCCTTGCGGCCATTTGGTGGCCGCGCGATATTACGGCCAAGACCGGCGGCGGCTGGGTTGACTGGACCAGCACGCTGAACGTGAGTTACGCGACGGCCGGCGGCAACCAGAACGGCATCATCGGTGGCGAGTCCAACGCCATTCCGGTGATGCAGGCCGACATCGGCAAGGACGTCTACCCGGTGTTCACCTGGTGCAATCTGCTGTCCATCAGCTACGTTGACCAGGCTAAGCTGCAGAACATCGGGCGGTCGCTGGACGATATTCTGGACAAGGGCATCCGCCTGAATTACCAGAAGACCGTCGACCAGAACGTGTACACCGGCTTCTCCTCCGCCGGCCAGACGGGGCTCGTGAACAACCCCAACGTGGCGGCGGCCAGCGCACCAGTGGGCGCGTCTGGCTACACGCAGTGGTCCAAGAAGACGCCCCAGGAAATCCTGAACGACGTAAACACGGCCCTCACGGACGCCTGGACGGCATCCGGATACGACGTTACCGGAATGCCCGATACCGTGCTGATACCTCCGGCGCAGTACCAATACCTGGTGACCACCGTCGTTTCTACCGCTGGCAACCAGAGCATCCTTAAGTTCCTGCTAGAAAACAACGTCGCACTGGAAATGGGCGTCGAGCTGCACATCGGGCCGCGGCCATTCCTGAAAGCGGCCGGCACCGGTGGTACCGACCGCATGATGGTCTACCGGAACGACGAGGACCGTGTGTACTTCGACATGCCGGTGCCGCTGTCGCGGATTCTGACGCAGCCGGACGTTAAGGAAATGGCCTACCTGTCGGCTTACGCCGCGCAGATAGGCGTGGTGAAGTTCCTCTACTTGGAGCCAGTCCAGTACATGGACGGAATCTAAAGCCATCAAAAACCCCACTCCTGCGGCGAACCAAAGGGGCCGGTGTTCTTCCCCGGCCCCTTTGGTATGCGCCATTCGGAAAAAGAAAGGTGGAGAATATGCGCGTATTCTGCCGCAAGGCGTTCAAGTTCCGTAACTACGTCTGGTCCGACGACTCGATAACGATGGCGACGAACGAGGCTGGCCAGCGCATCGAGCATGTGACCCGCGCCCTGGAAATCCAAGACATCCCGGATTGGGTGGTCAACGACCCCATTTTCCAATGGGCCCGCAATGACGGAGACATTGAGGTTCTCTCCTCGCGGGAGGACGAGTTGCAGGCCGAACTCAACGCCGGCAAGGCCAAGACCGAGAAAAAGGCGAAAACCGAGAAGCTGCTGAGCCAGACGAGCACCGACGCGGAGCCGGTCCAGTAGCCGGGAGGTGGTGACGGGTGCCGTTCCCCAACGGTATCATGCCCCCCGGCTACCCGTCGGACGACGGCTCCGGGGTCAATAACATCGTGCCGTCCATCACGGCCAATGCGGCCAATCTGTACGTGAACAACAATCCTCCCTACACGATTGGCGGGTTCCTGGCGCGCTGGCCGCAGTTCGGAGGAGCAGCAGTGACGACGACCGGGACGGTGACCGCTGGCAGCAACCAGATCACCGGCATCGCCGGCATGACCGGCATAGGGCCCGGGCAAATGGCGGCTGACGCTGCTGGGTCGATTCCGGACGGGACGACGGTCACTGCGGTCAACACCGGCGCCTCGTCGGCCACGATATCGGCACCCGCAACAGCCACGACCGTAGCGGATTCCCTGACCTTCTATCCGCTGGCTGTGCCGCTGGCGATTCTCCAGATGTACGCGGCCCTCGCGAACGCGAGCGTACTGCAGGGGCGGTACCAGGATGCCTGGCAGCTATGTATGGACCTCTTCCTGGCGCATTTCGCCACGCTGTACCTCATGAGCATGGTCCCAGGAGGATCGCCGGCTAAGCAGGTATTGGCCGCCGGGGAGGCCCGGGGCCTCAAGACATCCCTCGGGGCGGCGGATGTCAGCAAAGGGGTTGACTTCGGGACAGTGGCCGCCGGAATAGATTCATGGGCGGCATGGCACCTGACCCTCTACGGCCAGCAATTCGCCACCCTGGCCAGATTCGTCGGTAAGGGCGGAATGCTCGCTTGGTAGGTGAGAGCGGTGATTAAGCCTGACGTGAGGATAACAGTCGGCCGGGACCGCCTTCCGGGCGTACGCGACATCCTCAAACGGATCAACACCACCCCGAT